CCCCCGTCTACGGGTACTCCTACGAGACAGGCCAGCTCACGGACGAGATTAGGGCGGTGAAAATGGGGCCAGGAGCCTCACGCGTCTTCTACGCGAACACCGTCGGCAACTACTTGTCCGCAATCATGTGGCGCGTGTTGATGAAGCAGCAGCACAAGTTCGCTCCGACCGCCGAAGATGTGAAACGCATTAAGGAGGTCGTAGAGGACATGAAGACACACATCTTCACGAGGAAAGCTGTAAGGCACGCGATCACGAAAATGGGAGGATTGATCGGCATCAAGTCGCCTAAGTGGAGTGACGAGCGCTTCTGGAATGCCGCCCGTCAGCTCGTGATGGACCACAACCCGCACTTCAAGATATCTGGAGGCGTCAAGAACGAACCCTACAAGAAAGGAAAGCCACCAAGGCCCATCCATGCAGACGGTGACGTGGGCCAGCTGATGGCTGGCATCGTCATGTGGGTGTTCGATGACATATTGTTTCACCGCCTCCAGAAGAAGACGATAAAGCATGTTGGCAAGGAGGCGGCGATGCAGCGGGTGTGTGAGAATTTATGCCTGGAGGCGGGACAAGAGCTCATTGAGACCGATGGGAGCGCATGGGACGCGACGATGTCCCCAGAATTGCGAGACTTGATCGAGAATCCCATCGTGGACCACGTGATGGACCAGATGTTCGACCTAGGATTTCCTTATCCACCGCAATGGGCACAGGCCCACGGTAAGGTCAACAGACAAAAGAAGCTCAGTGTCACCGCCGGCAAATCGAAAGCTGTTCAGCGTGTCAGAGTCGTCTTCGACGCGATACGCAGGTCAGGTCACCGAGGCACGTCGTCGCTCAACTGGTTAGTGAACTTCGTGCTGTCACACTGCGCCATCATGCAAAACCCCACCAGATCCCCGCGAGGAGGCAAGAGCCCAGGGTTTCTGGATCCAACGACGAAATGGGGCATTGATCGATGGGGCAAGCGACGGCAGTTTGCATGGTCAGGAGAAGGAGATGATGGGCTGACCGCCACACATCCGAAGCTAAACGACCAGCAGGAGCAAGACGTGGTGTCGTTTTGGACACGCATGGGAGTGAACTGTGAGTTAGTGCGATGCACTAGAGTGGCAACGTTCGTGGGATGGAAGATCTTTTGTAACGA